TGTTATAGTTAGGCGATTCCATTTATGGGCGCGTAAAAATAACGTAGAAAGTGGAACAATTCACGATGCTTTTTTTACTAATCTAGGAGAAGCACGTAGAGCGAAATCAGCCTTAAGAACCATTTATGCAGATGCTCTAGAAGGCGATACTATAAGAAAAACCCTTAAAGAAATGCGCAGACAAGGGATGTCTTATAAAACTTATCGGAAGCTTCTTCAAGAAGCTAAAGAACAGGGTCTAATAGACCCAGTAAATAAAATAACAAGAAAAGACATACTTGCCCCTATTCCAGAAGGACAGGACTGGTATGGCATCGGCCCATAGATTATTTGTAATAGCCTGTGAGCTTTTAACGTGTTTGTAACACAATCAAAAATTAAGTCAAGCTGTGCTTGAAAGGAAAAATTATGAGTGAAGAAAATAAAATCGACGAAGAAACAGTAGAAACAGTTCAGGAAACAACTGAACAACCAGACGCACCAGAAGCTAAAACGGATAATGTTGATCCGATTGAGGCGGCGGTGCAAGACCGTCTTCAACAAATGAAGCAAAACATGGACCGCATGGTTAAAGAGCGTGACGAAGCACTTAAAAAAGCTGTTGAAATTGAGCAAGCCCAAAAAGCTGCTGAGATTGAACGTCTCGAAGCTGAAGGTAAGCTCAAAGAAGCTCTTGAAATGAAGCTAGCGGAATCTAACGCTAAACTAAAGGTGTTCGAAGAAGAAAACACTAAGCTGAACCGAGATAATGTTGTTAACAATCAACTTTCAAACCTAGAGTTCCGCAATGAGCGTAGTCGTCAACTAGCACAGCGTGATATCGTTGAGCAACTTGTTCAAAATGAGAATGGTGCATGGGTACATAAATCTGGGTCTTCTATCCAAGATTTTATTACATCTTATTCTAAAAACGAAGATAACGAGTTTCTATTCCGTGTAAAAGCAAATACAGGAGGAGGAAACTCTAACAACACAGCCCCGATGCCTTCATCTGAAACAAAGTCTATTTCACAAATGACAACAGATGAAATATTAAATATGGCCGCAAAGGGACAATTAGGTAACTACAGTTATTAACCTATCTATAAGGAATCAATTAAATGGCTATTACAAATACCGATTTTCAAAATGTAGCTCTGGCTATCTCTGCTTATGCAGATGAAGCGTACACTACTTCTCAAAAACTGAATTCAACAGGAATCGTTGGTCAACGTGATGATATCACCGCAGACGGCGAGTCTTTTGTTGGTCAGTTCCGTATGTACAAACCACTAGCAGCAAATATCAATGTTCCATCATTGTCGTCTGCTACAGATGGTACTTATACAGACGTTTCAACCGATATTGCTAACTATGTGAAAACAGTTCGCACTTTCGGCGCTCAACAAGTAAACTTGCAAGAAGTAATTTCTAAGCAAGACGGTCTTTCAAAGATCGCTCGTGATTTTGCACAAGTACGTGCAGATGATGAAGGTGACGCTTTGATGTCTGTTCTCAAAGGCGTTGCGGCTTCCGAAGTTGCTCTAGGTGACTTGGGTGGATCAGGCAACGGCGGTATTACTGCTTTTGATACAGATGCAGATGCTTCTGCTACAGGTAACTTCGTTGACATCAATGCTCTTGGTGAGTTTGGTTCTGCGGCAACAGGTACTTCTGATGCGCGTAAACTATTTGATGCAACAGCTACAGGCGCTGCCCGTGGTGAGCGTCTCTTTAAAGCCATTGGTATGGCGTTTAAAGATTATGAGCCAGACTTTATGTATCTCGTAACCTCTCCACAAACAATGGCAGAAATGCGTGCAGCCAACGTTGTTGACGAAACAATGATCACAGATGGCAACCTTGAGTTTAACACCCTATTTGGTGGGAAATTCCGCCTTGTGATGACTCGTGCAAATCAAGCAAGCTCCCACACTTCTGGTGACGCAAATGCACAATCAACTAAGTGTACTTTTGTTGTCAAGCCTTCTTCTGTATCTTTTGCTCCTGTGAGCGTTCCTACTCCAGTAGAAGTAGACCGTGATGCGGCTTCTTATACAGGTGGCGGTTCCACTAACGTATGGTATCGTTACGGCTTTATCATGCACCCACTTGGATACAACTGGTCTGGTGCAACAAATGCATTTGCGACTAACACTACACTAGGTGCTGCTGCTTCTTACTCTCGTAAGATGGATGCATTGAACTTGGGTATTCTGCCAATTCTACACTCATAAAAAATAGGAGGAGCTAATGGCACTAGTATTAAACACTAATAGCTTTGTATCATTAGACGATGCAGATGTTTACTTTGAAACTCGAATTGATGCCGCTACATGGGATAATGCATCTGACGAACTCAGAGAAGACGCGCTTGTCACTGCTACACAGATTATTGATGACCATCCTTGGATTGGTTCAGCTGTTAGCTCTTCTCAAGCTCTGGCTTGGCCTAGGAAAAATGCAACATATTATGATGATCGCATGGGCCAAGAGATAAAGCTTACTGAATCTGAAATACCAAAATTAGTTAAAACAGCGGTTTATGAACAGGTATTACACTTGTTAAATAATGAAGATTTGCTTGCGGGAACAATTCAAACTTTTGAATCTATTTCTGTAGGAAGCATTTCTATGTCTGATAGCAATAATGATGTTGTTCGTAGATCAACAAAGCCTCATACTGTAATGAAGCATATTAAGCCATTAATTCGCCGTGGCTCAACCAACTATTCTAATACTTGGTGGAGGGCTAATTAATGTCTCTTAACGCTAAAATAACAGCTGGAGTTAATAAAGCATTTTCTGCAGTCGGTGACATTGCTAAAACTGCAACACTTTCTAGCAAATCTGTTTCAGGTTATAACTTTGGTAGCGGTGCAGTTACCAGTACAACCTCAGAAAAATCAGTAAAAGTAATTCTCCAAAGTACTAAAAATAAGTCAGGGGAAGGTTTTACTGTTTCAGCGCTTTTAAAGTCTGGAGTAGACCTTTCTGTTTATGATACTATTGTTGTAGATAGCAAGGTTTACAATATAACAGATTTTGATGATAACGGCTTTGTTATTGAGGCTATGATTGTAAAGGAAAAATAGTATGTTTGATAAAACACTATCGGATATTGAAGAAATATTTTCTTTAGCTCCTTGGGCTTCTGAAAATATAGCTATTTACCCTGACAATTACCAAGGAGATATTAGTAATGATAACGAATTTTGTCGTTTGTCTGTGTTACCTAGTAATAGTGATAACTTTACTTATAACGGGGATAAAAGGCTTCAAGGATTAATAATAATAAAAATATTCCTTAAAGCAGGAGAAGGACAAGGGCGTTTAATGAAAATTGCTGATATTTTTGATAATCATCTTCAAAATAAAGTATTAACTAATAAAACAGAGCTTGGTACATCCTATTTGAATGTCGAAGGGTTAGACCCAATTAATAATTCGCTTTATAGCGCACAATACATAATTCCATTTAAAATACACGGAGAATAAAAATGGCACACATAGACTCACTTACAGCTGGTATATTTTCATACCTAGATATTTTTACTGACGTAACTAACGTGACTCCTGCTACCGAAGATGCACCAGGATACGCGGCATTGTTTACTACAGTTACTACAGATGTTGATTCAGCTGATATTAAGCGTTTACCATCTGTTCGGGAATTTCCTTCAATCGGTACTCCTGCAAATATTGTTAACGTTCCTGTTTATGGACAAAACACTTCTTCTCAGGTGCAAGGTCAAGCTGACGCCCCTTCACTAGAAGTTACAGTAAACTATGTTCCTAATGACATGAATGACTTTCACACCCGTATCGGAGATCAAGTTTATTTCCGTTTTATGATGTGTGATGCAGCAGTTACGCTTGCAGACTCTATTGACGGAACAATTACAGCAAAGAATACTGCTTTTTACTTTAAAGGTAAAATTGAAGCTATTCTGGTCAATCCTCAATTGACAGACACAACAACAGCTACTGTGACTTTGTCTACTCAATCGGACTTCTTTGGACCTGCTACACTTTAAATTTTTTTTTTTGGAAGCTTCTTTTTTAGGGGCTTCCTAATCATTATTATTATTATTAGAGAGACATTATGACAGAAAAACCGTTTAGCAAAAGTTTCGTAATGCGAACTACTTTCAGGCATATGCGTAGGAGTGTAGATATTAGCATTCGGAAAAGTTTTGAAAGGTTTCAAGATTTTGATGAAGATTCAAAAGCAGGAAAAGAGATCATGGAAACCCTTTCTGTATTACACACTTGCAGAAAAATGCTTGATGACTTTCAAGCTAACAATTCACATTTATTCACAGAAAAAGACAAGTTAGGTTAAAATATGAAACATTTAGTTGGAAAAAATATTACAAAATCAGTTGATTTTATGGAAGAAAAAGTAGACATTAAAAAACTTTCTGTTGCTGAAGTAATTAAAATACAAGAGTTAGTTAAAAAGTCTGAAAAATCTAAAAGTGAAACAGCACAAGTTAATCTACTACGAGAAGTAATTAAAATTTCAGTAGTCGGAGCGGATGAACTTTCAAATGAAGATTTCGATACTTTTCCTTTAGGAGAATTAAATTCTTTATCTGAGCAGATAATGGGCTATTCAGGGCTAGGAGGCCAAACAGAGGGAAAGTAACTGAGCTTGAGGATTCTATATTTGAAGTAGCATACGAATTAAAGATGCCTGTTTACACGTTATTAGAAGAAATGCCTTATGAAGAGCTACTTAAATGGATTGAATTTTTTAGCAGAAAACCTGTAGGTTGGAGAGAAGACCATAGAACTTACATGATAATGAGGGCTTTTGGTGTAAAAGAAAAAGCAGAAACATTATTTCCAACTTTAAAAAGAATATCTGATTTAGAAAGTCAATCTGTTGAAAACGATAGAGCAGTACCAAAAGGTAAATTCTTAGAAATGATGAGAAAAGCAAAAGGAGGAGACAAAGATGTCTCGTTTTAAATGACCAAAATTAGTTTAGAAGTTGTTAATTTTGATCGAGAGCTTAAGCGCATTGAAGAAGAAATAAGACAACTTTCTAATATTGAAATAGAAGAAAGAATTGATTATGCTACAGATCAACTAAGAATAGTTACCCCTGTTGATACAGGGAAAGCTAGAAAAGGTTGGTTTAATAGAAAGTTTAAAAATGTTTTAAACAGAAGATTCTCAGAAGGGGTTATTGAAAACCCAGTTGAATATGTCCCTGCTCTTAATCAAGGACATAGTAAACAAGCACCAAGGTATTTTATAGAACAAGTATTATCTAAAATAGGTATACTTACCCCGAATTAAATTTTTGCCCCTGATGGCTCTCTATATCGAGAACATGAGGGGCAATTTTATTAAGGAGGAAACTCTATGAGTGGAGTAGAAATTAGAGTACGCGCTAATACGTCTCAAGCGCGGAGAGAAATGCAACGGTTAGAAACCTCTATAGATAAG